CATGGGTAACATGGCAGACTCGGCTCGTGCCTGGTCTGAAGATCTGGCCAAGTCTCTTGGTCTGAATGCTTACGAGCTTCGCAAGACTGCAGGCACGTTCGATGTGATGCTGAAGTCGATGGGTCTGTCAGAGCAAGCTGCTTACGATATGTCAACTGGTATGTCCGAGCTTGCTTATGATATGGCGTCGTTCTATAATCTCAAACCTGAAGAGGCGTTTCAGAAACTACAGGCTGGTATCTCCGGCGAGATCGAGCCTCTAAAGCGTCTAGGTATCTTGGTCAACGAGAACACCATCCAGGCGTATGCTCTGCGTACTGGCATCATCAAACAGGGCGAGACGATGACCGAGCAGCAAAAGGTCCAGGCTCGTTACGGTGCCATTATGGAGCAGACCAGTCTGGCTCAGGGTGACTTGGCCAGGACGCTTGACTCGCCTACTAACAAGATGCGGGTATTGGGTGAAAGAATCAACATCCTGAAGATCTCTTTCGGCAATCTGCTGATCCCAGTGCTAAATAAAGTAATGGGTGTCATCGAGCCTCTTATAAAGTGGCTTAACTCATTGGACGACCGGACTAAGACAATAATCCTGGTAGTAGCTGGTGTAGTGGCTGCGTTGGGTCCGCTACTCGTTATACTAGGTACGTTTATGATGCTTCTGCCTGGAATTGTCGCAGCGTTCAGTGCTGTCTCCGGCTTCTTGCTTGGTCCTTGGGGTATCGCTATTGCAGCAGCAATCGCTGGAGTGGTTCTCCTAATCAAGAATTGGGATAAGGTACGACCTGCGATACAGCCCGTGTTGAAGAGCTACGATGCAGCAAAGAAGGTTTTCGAAGATGTGCAGGCGGCAATAGCACCAGTCATTGCCAAACTATCTGCTCTGTGGGATGCGGTGAAATCCCAGGACTACACACCGATCTTTAACGCCATTAAGTCATGGGCTACATCGATCATGGATGTCTGGGGCGCGGTATGGGGCTTTTTGCAGCCTATCATCTCAGCAATTGTGACATTCGTAGTGGAACAGTTCGGGTGGATCATCACCTGGTTTACCGAAAACTGGCCGCTGATCTCGCAAACTGTAGCCACTGTGATCAACTTCATCTCGGAAACTATCAGTACAGGACTGGCTATAATCCAGGCCATCTGGAGCGCAGTTTGGCCAGTTCTTAGTGACGTAATACTACCAATATGGGAAGCTATTAAAACTGTCATCAGCACAACTATTGAGACAATAGCTGGCATCATCAAAGCAGTCATGCAAGCTATCAACGGGAATTGGTCTGGTGCCTGGAATACGATCAAGTCCATAGCCAGCAACCTGATCAGTGGCATGTTGTCTGCAATAGGTAGCCTGCTGTCCGGTCTGTGGGGCATCATAAAAGCTCCGTTCGAATTGGCCTGGCAGGGTCTGATGGATATGGCAGACACGTTCATGGATGTCGGTGCTGCTATCGTTGACGGGATCAAGAATGGCATCAGCAACGCTTGGGGTGCTTTCAAGACCTGGATGAAAAACAAAATTGGAAATGTGGTCGAGTGGGCCAAAGAGATCCTCGGTATCGACAGTCCGTCCAAAGCATTTGCCAATGTTGGCAAGTTTATACCGCCTGGTCTAGCAGAAGGCATAGACAGCACTATGAAAGTAGCGGTGTCTGCTACTAAAAATATGGCAAAGAAGGTGATAGACGCAGGCTCCAACATCGCTCTAGAAATACCGAGTCTGTTGTCTCCGGTGCCTGCTCTGGCTGGGGTGCCTGCTATCATGTCTCCGGAAGCTCTGGGAGGCTACGGAAGACCAGTTGGATCTGCTGGCCGGTCTAGCGTGGTCTACAACATCGGAGACGTCACTGTGGACGCGAAAGACTTTGGCGGAGTACGATCGATCGAGGAATTTGCTGAGATGCTACGGCGCAAGAAGCGCCAGGCAGGTGGTGAGTGATGGCTATCGCTTGGGGCAGCTCAGTAAATGGGGCCTGGAAGCTCGGCCATGAATTCAGTCAGGTGCCTGTCAATGCGAGCATCCTGCACAATACGGTAACCGTTGAGGTAACTCTCAAGCTGTACATCTGGACAAAGTACAACACCACCGACTCTTCCAACACATTTGCAGTGTCCGGCACAGGTACACTGGACTACAGTGGTGCCGTGTCAATCTCGACGCCATCCGGCAGTGCTTGGAGCACCAGCAATCAGCAGTTGATCAAAACACTAGTTACTACAGTAACGCTAAACTACGGCAGTTCTCAGATTGTTTCGTTTAGCGCGTCACTCACTGGTATCGACTACCCGAATCCAAGCTATGTTGAGACATTGAGTGGATCTTGGACTGTCAATGCTCGTCCGTACGGGGTGCCTGCTGCTCCTACTGATTGTACAGTCACTAGAGTTAGTGACACACAGCAGACAGTAGCCTGGACTAACCACAACAACGATCCGGATAGCGGCCACCCTTATACAAATCTGGTCGTGGAGCGTTGGGATAACGTCACAGCAGTTTGGGCAGTGATCGCCACTCTTGGTGTGGTCACTTCCTACAGTAATACAACTACTGTAGCTAATCGCAGGTACCAATATAGAGTGAAAGCTACTAACAGCGCCGGATCTTCTGGCTACTCTACTAGTGGCTACATAGCCACCACACCTGACGCTACAAGCACTCCTGTGGCTACTAAAGCTGTTACGGATATCGATCTGTCCTGGTCTATCAACGCGACGTACCCCACATCGATCGAGATCTGGCATGCAGCAGATGATGTGTGGGACGGGTCCGCGTTGGCTACTCTTGCTGCTAGCGCGACGAGCTACACCCATGTTGCCCCATCAGCGTCGGCAACCCATAAGTACAAGGTCCGAATTTACGCCGACACTCTCTACGCCGATAGTGCGGAAAGCAACACAATCCAACTCCTAACTAACCCACTAGCGCCAACAAACCTTACTCCGTCAGGCACTTATCTCGATGCAACTGAGGGGTTCAGCTTCACTTGGCAGCACAATCCTGTTGACAATACAGCGCAGACTGCCTACGAGCTTCAGTACCGTGAAGTAGGGGCGGGTTCGTGGACAAACACAGGTAAAGTTGTCAGTGCGTCATCTGCCATGGCGATCGTGGGCGGCACGCTGGCAAATAACAAGCAATACGAGTGGCAAGTCAGGACTTGGGGCCAGTATGCTACCGAGCCGTCCTACTCGCCGTGGTCGTCGATCGCCGTGTTCAATACTTCAGCAAGACCTACTGCCACGATCAATACTCCTACTGACGGTGGGACAGTCACCAGCAACAGACTTACCGTTGAGTGGGGTTACTACGATGCCGAAAGTAGCGTTCAGGCTGGGTACCGCTGCAAAATCTATGATAGCAGTGACAACCTGCTCGCGTCTTACGAGGGGACAGGCACAGGCACCTCACACACATTCAGTACCTACAACCTGGCAGATCTTGGGCCATACAAGATAGGCGTGCAAGTGCGGGATGCTGTGGGCCTGTGGAGTCTGGAGGATGTGCATTCGTTCAGTGTAGACTATCTGAAGCCTGTGCGACCGACTATCGTAGCCACTTGGGACGGTACCAACGGTACTGTGACAATAGAGATCACCAACCCTACTCCGGATACTGAGCCTGATGTTATCTACAACGAGCTATGGAGGAAGATCGACAGCGGTGAATGGATCCTAGTACAGAGTGACATCGCACCAAACTCTACTGTCACTGACTACATCCCTGCTATAGATCACGACAACACCTATAAAGCAGTGGCGTACTCCGCGTTGCCATCGTCTATCGAGTCGGCGGAATCTGTGTTGTCTGTTGTCGATAGTGGTAGGTGGTTGTGGCTCAATGGAGGTCCTGGATTCTCTCTGATCTCTAAGGTAAGGGGCAACCCAGCTATTGACATATCATTTGGCCGTAAGAAAACGCTATACCACTTTGCTGGGCGCGAAAAGCCTATTGAATTTACAGGCGAGTCGAGGACTAGGACTCTGAGCCTGAAAGCTACACTGGAGCCAACCATAGACGTTCTGTCGGTGGAAGAGCTTGAGATAGTTACCGACTATGGTGGAGTAGTTTGTTACCGAGACAGCGTAGGTCGCAGATTGTTCGTCTCGATGGGCGAGATAAAGGTATTGCAGGAGTACCCTGTTTGGGAGTTCAATACAGACATCACTGAGGTGGACTACAGTGAATGAGGCTCTGTTTACACATCGCAATGAGCGGTATAGGTTTGAGCTACTCGATAGTGAAGATTCATATATCCAGGATCTTGACGGTGTTACAGGTGGGCAGCTCGACTACTCTATCTACAATACTATCAGAAGCGGTGGCAACCTGTCTATAGTGGGAGACGACAGTATAGACTGGATGTCATCTAGAGTGAAGATCTTTTACGTGTTGTCCACTGAATCGGGAGATCTTGAGTGGCCACTTGGTGTGTTTATACCTGCCGCGCCTGTTACCAGTGTAGACGGCACGCAAAAGAACAGAAATATCGAGTTGTATGACAAACTACTGGTGTTGCAGCAAGACGCTCTTGATGTTACCTATTTGGTACCAGCAGGCACCGTGGTAACTGACGCTATACGGGCAATCATCGAAAGTACAGGCGAGACTAATATCGCCATCACCGATAGCACGGAGACTCTCACTGAGTCTAAGATATGGTCGGCTGGCACTTCTAAACTCAAGGCGGTCAATGAGCTGCTATCCGCCATCAATTACTTCTCTATCTGGTGTGATGGGAACGGGCAGTATCAAGCTGAACCGTACAGATCTCCGGCGTACAGATCGGTCGTGTATACATTTCAGGACGATGAACATGGCCTGCACTTGCCTGCATTCATAGAAGATGCTGACACGTTCGTTGTACCTAACAAGGTCATAGGAGTCGTTAGCAGCCCTGACACTGAGCTGATATCGGTGGCTACCAACACTGATCCGGACAGTCCGTTCAGCTATGCTAACCGAGGCAATCGCTGGATTGTCAAAGTGGTTACAGGTCTTGACGCCACTAGCCAGGACGTGCTAGACGAGATCACATACCGCCTGCTGTCAGAGGCTACACAGGTGGCTAACACGATCGAGCTGACACACGCTTGGTTGCCTATCTACCTGAACAATGTGATGAGGGTAAATAACACGCAATCAGGTACTGCTGGTAGATTCACACTAGTGAAGACATCATGCGTATTGACTTCGGGATCTTTGGTCAAAACCACGCTTAGGGAGGTATTGACGTGAGCGATCTCGATTTGCTGATACCTCAACCAAGCGTACAGCATAGCCAGTTTATTATGGCCACAGTCACGCAAGTTTCTCCTTTGCGTGTCAGAGTAGACGGTGACACGGACCCACTGGACTTCACTCCATCTGTGCTAGTCAGCCCTACTGCTATTGACGAACGTGTAATGTGTACGGTGATCAACGGGCATCTGGTGGTCATAGGTGTCGTCGGCGGCGTCACTCCATGCCCTTACGCAGTCGGTGACATCTACGTGACCGAGAACACGACCGCTCCAGGAACACGCTGGCCTGAAACAACGTGGAGCGCGTACGGAGCAGGCAAGGTTCTCGTAGGCATTGACTCTGGTGACACCGACTTCGATACCGTAGGCGAGACAGGCGGCGAAAAGAGTCACGCACTGTCTGCTGCTGAAGGTCCAACGCATGGTCATACGTACGACTTGGAGCTGGGAGCAGCGACAAGCATAGGCACGGCTCCGTATAACCCAGCTGCAGGTGATGGGACGCTGTACGACAACTATGCGGTCACCTCTAACGCAGGCAGTGGTACAGCGCACAACAACCTGCAGCCGTTTATTGTTGTGTACATGTGGAAAAGGACAGCCTAGTGGACGCGTCGGATACTGCGACAAAACTCGCAAGCGGAGGTGCGTATACCGCCTGGTTCATCGTTGTGGCTCTGTCCGGTGTGATAGTGTTCCTGTATCGAGAGATACGCAAGATCATGGATAAGCTCGTGGAAGCGTATAAGGAAGAGGACACTGACACACAGAAAAATCTAGCTAACATCATCAAGACGCAGATCGAGCAAACTGTCGTCTTGTCTACGATTCTCCGGATATTGGAGGGCCGTAAGTGATGGACGCGCTAAGAGTTTTCTTGGTGTATTTGACGCTGACACTCCTTGGCCTGGTAGTATCCCGAGTGATAATCTATGTGTTGATGGGAAAGATCATTACGCCTATTAAGCCAGAGCGCAAATCGTACGTTGAGTGTGCAGTCGAATCATTGCGCATGGCCACTGAGCTACGGATCGACGCAACAGCACTCTACAACCAACTTGTAGGAAAGGCGGCGACCAGATGGCCATTGAGATGATAACGCGGTTGTACACAGTGATGTTGCTTGTTCACGCTATGTTGTTTACCCTCCTATTCTTTAGATGCGTGTGGGCGATCTACAACAATCATCTAGATAGAAAGGTGCGTATAGTCATCTGGGGTACTGCTGCACTGGCGTTAACAGCAAGTGTTGAAAGTTGGGTCAGGGCTTGGGGTAGAGTAGAGCAGTGGATGTGTGGAATACTACCAACACAACAGAACCCAGAAGTGGCTTTGTTCTTTTTGGCTGTTGCTAATGTGGGCCTGCTGGTGTGGATGGTGACTTTGGAAATCACTACACACCTAGGGATAATTCCGAACGGCCAGTATAACAGGAGAGTAGACGATCCACCAGTAAAGGAGGTGTCATAATGGCAAAGAGTGAAAGTAAGGCGGAGCTGGACGCGGACGCTACCATCAAGGCAGCTAATAACGGAGTCGAGTTTGACCCTGAGCGTACAGCAGAAGAAGTGGCTCTCGATACTCGCGAGCCTGATGGACTGCCGGAGCAAACCGACAACAATCCACGTCCGGAAGACGGCAAGCAGGATCTGTCGCAAGATCCGGACACAGTGTACAGATCGGAGGTGGAGGACTGATGGCTATCACTGCTGATATGATGTTGGCCGAAGCTCGCAGACATCTCGGCGTCAAGGAAGTGCCGAACGGATCCAACAAGACCGTGTTCGGCAAGCAGTACGGTTGGGATGGTGTAGCCTGGTGCGCCATCTTCGTGTCGTGCCTGTTCATGAACCTCAACGCTCTAGCATTGGTGTATGGCAAGAATGCCTACACACCTACATGGGCCAAGAAGTTCTACGATGCTGGCCAGTGGGATACCAAGCCGAAGAAAGGCGCATTGGTCTTCTTCGCTTGGGGTACAGGCACCGGACGCTGGAAAGGTATCCAGCATGTCGGTGTGGTTGAGGCTGTGAATACTGACGGATCATTCATCACGATCGAAGGCAACGTGGGCAACCGCGTGCAGCGTCTTCGTCGCTCGATGACCTACGTTGCTGGCTTCGGCTACCCTAAGTATGCTGTAGTCGCTGCTCCTAAGCCTACCCCCGAGCCTGCGTTTCCGCTGCCTAGGTATCACGTATTCGGCTACGACCCGTACCGAAGCAGTATGGTTCATAGCGGACGTGAGAGCTTGCGTGACAAGTCGTTTGTCATGTCCATCCAACGCAAGCTTGTTGCTAATGGGTTCAGCGTCGGTAGGTACGGCGTGGACGGCGTTATTGGCAGGGATACGGACTCGGCCATCCGTAAATTCCAGGCCAAGGCTAAGATCTCGCAGGACGGTAAGGTAGGACCTATCACCTGGAGCAAGCTCTTCTAAGGAGGTGTCACATGCTTAGCAACAACCCCAAGCTGCGCAACTGGCTCTACATTGGAGCGGTCGCGTTGGCAGTCATCTCGATCGTGCTGGCTGTTGGTGTGATCTTCCTCGGGTGGTTCACCGAGGATCAGGTGTTCGCGGTGATCGCTCTGGCTCTGGCGTTCTACAATGGCTTCATCGGCGCATTGGCCAAGGCGAACATCATCAAATAGCCGAATCCCGCCTGAGGCGGTTCGGGTAGGCCCCATCGTTGTCTGGCCGTGACGGTGGGGCCTACGTATATGTCTGGAAAGTCATGGAGGCCTCTCCGTGACGCGCTAGATGTCCGTAGCGGCCTAATGGCCCATCTAGCATCAGATCTGGCTCCGGAGGCTTCGTACACGTACTTGACGCCGTATAGCCGTCTAGTTTTTACTATAGGTAGTAGTACCGAGCGCGGAGAGGAGGTATAAGATGGTCGAGCAGACGCATTACGGGGTAACCGAGATGGCAGAGGTCTTGGGACAGACTCTTGGGCGCAGCATCTCCAAGCAGGCTATGTCAGCTCGTATGGACACTGCACTTTTCAAGAAGCATTGTAAGGTTCAGTCTACCCGACACGGGCGTATGGTCCCGATCGAGCAATTTGAGGTCTATGTTCGGGCCTGGATTGCTCAGGAGGATCAGCATGTTCAAGTCTAACACAGTGGAACGAGATCTCCACAATCACAACATCAAAGAGATGTTGGTGACCTATCCCCGAAAGAATCGAGGAGATATGAGTAAGTTCGGTCTTTACCATGACAGCAACACCGACAGGTCCAAACCGCGACCAACACCGAAGTATCGCCAAGCAAACGGTCAGGAAGATGGCAGTAAGCGTACGTTGCGATACTGGCCGATAACGATCGCCATCGTCATCGTGTTATTCGTGGTAGGATGGGCGGTAGGCTCGTCCACAGGTGATTCTGAAGTAGAAGCTGCAATCGAGCAGGCTAAGGACGCCAAGCAGATTGCTGAGGCTGCTCAGAACAATGCCACTCATTGGATGCAGGAGAGCCAGGCTGCGTCAGAAACCATCGGCATTCTGCAATCTAAGATCGCGTCAGCAACAGTTCTACTCGACGCGTATGAGCAGCAAGCTATCGAGGCGTCGGCCACTATCAAAGTCTTACAGGATCGGGTGGACGATCTGGAGCAGAAGATAGATGCTATAGTAGTGAAGCCTCAATCATACACCAAGACTGTACCTAACACGTCTGGGGTGGAGCAATGGCGTCCGCTAGTAGCCAAATACTTCAAGTCTCAGTACGTGGACGCTGCACTGTCGGTCATGCGCCAAGAGAGTGGAGGTAACCCTAACGCTAAGAACAGGACATCTGGCGCGTCGGGGCTGTTCCAACAGATGCCTCAGTATTGGTCTAGTAGGCTAGCCTCTACTGAGAAAGCTCTAGGAATAAACCTGAATGACAGCATTTTCGATCCTGAAGCCAACGTTGCTGTCAGTTCTATACTTTCTAATGGTGGAGCTAACTGGTCCCATTGGAGTGCCAAACCGTGATAACAACTTGTAGACAACACACCAATACCATCGTACATACCCACGTATTCGCGAGGACGTACGTACGCCGCCGCACACATAACCCCTCTCGATGGGGCTGTGGTGTGTTGTCTACATGGCCGGAGATCAGGGTATTGACGGCGAAAATGGGCGGGTGTACTGTGGGTAGGTAGCCAATAGTGGGGCCTGGATAGGAGGGTAATAACAAGGCCAGTCGGGTCGTATAACTGAGAAACGAAAGGAGCGGGATCAGTGCCTAGAGTGTACGTTGTGAATCAATGTGGTCACAACATCAAGCCGGTACTCGACGTGGTCCCAGACGCGGAGGTTATCTACCTCTCTGAAGGCAACGTCAACATCTTCAATACTGACAGGGTGATCAAGGAATTCGGGTTGCGCTTGGCCGATTCTGGGCCAGATGATTACCTGCTTCTGTCAGGCTCTATCGCCATCAATCTGGTGGCATTCGGTATTATGATGGAGCGCAACCAGTCCGTAACTCTTCTTCTGTGGCAGGCTCGTGAGGGCCGCTATGTGCCACGTACTATCGTCAAGGAGATGATGGGTTATGGCCAAGTCTAAAGACATCAAGGACACCGTACAGGTCCGGAGCAAGGGCCTGTCGTACTCGCAACTGAGCAAGTTCTATCAGTGTGAGATGGCTTGGTACATCGCCTACGTCAAGCGGGTCCGGATACCAGGCGGCGAGGCGATGTTCATCGGGTCCATGTTCCACGCTCTGCTGGAGCACTCGTACCTGCAGGGCAAGGCCTTGAGCCTGCCGAAGGTCAACGCCATCTACAAGAAGATCTTGGAGGAGGAGTACCAGGACAGCACGTTCGACGCGGTCCACGCGTTGGAGCGGGTTGTGGCTCTCTATCGGCGGTACTGCTCCTACTACCCAGGCGACTTTGAGATCGATGTGGTAGCGGTCGAGGACCAGCGATTCGACGGCACGATCTCTGGCGTTGCCGACCTCTTGTACCGGACACCCAAGAAGTTGCTGGTGCTCCGTGAACACAAGACCAAGAGCCGTCTGGAGTCTCAGCCTGCCGACTATCAGCGCGATTTCTACTCGCGCCTGTGGCCGGAGATCGACATGGTCGAGTACAACATGGCCAACACCTACGACTACAAGAACGAGCCTGACAGCCTGGCCAAGGTCTTCATCCGGTCGCCTACGTTCTCCACGCAGGAGAACCAGGATCGGCTGCAGTACGCGATCGACCACGCGCTTGAGCGCATGGAGGAGTTGAGAAGCCTGGACGCCGAGCCGCACTGCGCGTTCTTCTACAACACGTGCAAGTATTGTGACGGCAAGGCCGAGTGTCCGGCGCAGATCGGACTCACTATGGGAGGAGGTGAATAGACATGTGGGTAAACATGCTAGTGTACGGTCAGCCAGGCGTGGGCAAGACCACGTTCGCGGCTAAGGCACCGAACGCTCTGATCCTGGACTTTGAGAGCGGCACCATGAGCGTGCGCAACATGGACGTTGCGATCGCTACGCCGAGGACGCTGGAGGACATTCAGCGGACGATCAAGAAGGCTCAGAAGGCAGGGTTTGAGACGCTCGTTATCGACTCCACTACGGAGATGGCCCGCCACTTCATGAACCAGGTGATGGGCGAGATGACGCGCAAGGATCCTCGCAAGAGCCTGTTCAGCCCGACGCTGGAGGCCTGGGGCATGGTGACCGAGATGATGCGCTTCATCATCCGGATCTCGCGTGACGCGCAGATGCACACCATCTTTGTGGGCCTGGAGACGCTGGAGAAGACGGAAAGGGACGACAAGGTGTTCGCTCGTCCGGCACTGTCTCCTAAGGTCGGTGAAGACATCACGGCCTATGTTGGACATCGTTGGGCGCATGGCGATGGTCAAGAAAGAGCGGGTGCTCTTCCTGGAGACATCGAGCGAGTACATTGCCAAGGATAGGTCTGGCGTTCTTCCTGCTACCCTGTCCGGCGAAGATCTGTCGTTCCAGCACGTCATCGATCTCATTGTGGGATCCGGCGACTTCGTCATCGGGTCTGACGGTGAGGACGAGGAGTACGAAGAGGGCGAAGAGGGCGAAGAGGTCGAAGCATCCGAGGGTGACGGCGACGACGAGGCGTCGGACGCCTAACCAACCAACCAAGTAGGAGGTAGCACGATGGGTATTCCTGGAATGCAGTGGGACGATGTCGAGATCGGCATCCACAACTGCGAGATCGTAGACGCGGAGCTTGGCACGTCGAGCACTGGCAACCCGACGCTCGTGGTCCGGATGCTGGTAGACGGCCAGATCTCCGATATGACCGTGTTCAGCCTGCTTCCCCAGGCCATGTTCAAGGTGCGCTCGTTCCTGCGCGTGCTCGGCTTCTCCAAGGAGAACGATCCGGATCCGTCCGACCTGATCGGGTTGGACTTCGAGGGCGTCTACGCCGAGGACGATCGCGGCAGCATCCGTCTGACTGACTGGCGTGTGTCTGCCGAGTCGGACGACGATGATGACGACGATGACGAGGAGGAGACTCCCGCGCCTGTCGCCAAGCCCAAGCCCAAGGCCAAGCCGAGTGCAGCGAGCCGTGGCAAAGCACGCGACTTCGAATAGTCGTCGCGAGTGCGTGGAGTTGTGGGGATGCAGGGGTGGCGATTGTCACTCCTGCACCCACTCCTACGCCAAACGGCAGACTAAGGTAGACCCTGACAACGAGAGCGGTTCTCGCGCAGCATACTTCCGTGAGTATAACCGTGACCATCGGGCCGAGCGCACTGCAGCGCAGCAACGTTGGCGTGACAAGAAGAGGCGCGAGGGGAGGGTAGATAGTGAAAGCACCGACACTGCGTGACATCGAGCAACTGCTTGGTGTAGAGCTGAAAGAGGAGGGNGAGAACAACCTCCGATGTCCGTTCCATGAAGACGATACGCCGAGCTTCACGCTCAATTGGGAAAAGGACGTATACCACTGTTTCGGGTGTCACGCTAAGGGCAGGGTGAAGGATCTGCCCAAGGCCATAACCAGGCACCAAGTCTGGATAGGCCTGGGTGCTAAGGTGATCGAGTGGAACCAGCGTCTGCTGGCAGACTCGGAGATGCTGCAGTATCTACAGTCGGAGAAAGGCATTCTGGCCAGTACGGTCGAGCAGTACCGGATCGGGTGGGATGGCGAGAGATTTACAATCCCGACGAAGCACAACGTTCGTCGCTACAGACCGAAAGCGGATCCTAAGTACGTCAATACGCGAGGCTTTGGCAAGGCTGAGCTTTACCCCATAGAGAACGCGCTCAACGGTGAGAGCGAGTTGTGGGTGTGTGAGGGCGAGATCGACGCGCTCAACGCCATACAGCACGGTTACAACGCTGTCACATCTACGTCCGGCGCAGGGTCCTGGCTACCGGAGTGGTCTGCACTGTTCAAGGACAAGCACGTGTGGCTTGCTATGGACAGCGACGATCCTGGGCGCAGGGCATCGTCCAAGCTCAACGACATACTTCGCCACGTAGCAGCGGAGGTGCACCAGGTACTGCTTCCGGTAAAGGACGTTACGGACTTTCTTCNNGGAGTATCCGANCGGAAACATGAAAGACTACGAGATGGACGCNGACGCGCCNCTCGACCAGGGCGAGATCGTAGACACCAATATGGGTGTAGCCTACGAGTTGAGCCTGGCGCAGGTTGGCCGTATGCGAGTCAAGGTGGTCGGCAGGGGCCTGTCTCCCTATATCGTGCCTGTGGAGATCTCCGTAGACTGCACGAGTGCCGATGACAGCAAACCAGGCTGCAGGTCGTGTCCAGGCTCTGGCTACGTGCGCCTGGGATCGCAGGACCTCATGGGCCTGGTGGACGTGGGTGAGCAGCAAAAGCAGATGTTCCTGCGCAGTCGGGCAGGGATAAAGTGCAACAAGGCTGAGATCACCGAGTTGAGCACGACCATTGTTGACGAGGTCTACCTAGGACAGGACGTGGACTTCACGCAGTTCGGTATAGACTCGTCTATCCACCAGGCGTACACGTTCTCCGGCGAGGGCCGATTGCCGACGGTCACCAATCAGTCCTACGAGGTCCTGTTCCAGAACGTCATCGACATGGACGATCAACACGTGGTGCACGTCATTCACGGACGCCAAGCCGATCGACAAATGGTGGGAACGCAACATCATCGTAGACAAGAACGAGCTGGACGTGTTCAGGGGCCACCCACAGGAGAAGATGGAAGACATCAGCAAACGAGCTGTCAAAGGTCACTGGTCATCGTCGGCAGAAATGACCNGATCATCGCGTCAGACCTGGTCTTCCACTCTGCTCTAGCGTTCGATCTGGCAGGGCAAGCGGCTGCAGCGCGGGTGGCTGGAGTTGTGCGTGCTGGGAGACACCCGAACAGGCAAGACCGAGACGGTGAGTAGCCTTATCAACTACTACAACCTAGGTAAGTTGGTCCTGGGTGAGAACGCGACGATCGCAGGCCTGATCGGTGGTCTGCAGCAGGTGAGCAAGCGGTGGGTTCTCACGTGGGGTGAGCTGCCTCTGAACGATGGTGGGTTGGTGGCGATCGACGAGATGTCCGGCCTGACACCGGAAGATCTCAGCCTCTTCTCTGGCGTGCGCTCGTCTGGCATCGCTGAGTTGACCAAAATCAACAAGGAGAGGACCAACTCACGAGTCCGGCTGATCTGGATTAGCAACCCGCGCAACCGTACGTTGGAGTCTCATATGTACGGCGTCACTGCGCTCCGTGAGCTGTTTGGCAAGCCGGAGGATATCAGCCGAGTAGACCTGGTTGTGACAGCAGCACACAACGATGTGCCTCTGGACATCATCAACATGCCGAGGCGTCATCAGTCTCAGAGTCGTTTCTACAAGAGCAGTGTGTGTCGGCAGTTGGTGGCCTGGGCCTGGTCGCTCAAGCCGGAGCAGATCCACTTTTCAGATGAGGCTATGAACCTGTTGTACTCAGAGGCTACGCGCATGGGGCAGACCTACTCAGCCCAGATTCCGCTGGTAGAGGGCGCGGATCAGCGAGTCAAGATCGCCAGGGTAGCAGTAGCGTCTGCGATCCGGACCTACAACACGGACGTGCACGGACACGTGGCAGTAGAGGCTGAACACGTCGAGTTTGCGGCTAACTTCATGGACTATCTCTACGCCAAGCCAAGCCTGGACTATCTAGGGTTCAGCAGGGAGGTAGGCCACTCGCTATCTGAGAAGTCCAAGGACAAAGTCAAGGCCGTACTGCGCAAATACCGCAATGCGAGCCTGGCAATGGCCGACTTCTCAGTGTTCCGGCTGCAAGATCTGGAAGAGGCTAGCAACATCGACAAAGAAGAGGCCAAGGAGATCACCAGCGTGCTGATCAGGCACAGACTCCTGGACCGAGATAGTCGTGGCTACCGCAAGACACCGGAGCTGATTCGCATACTGCGTGAGGTCAACAACAAGGGCCAGCGCAACGAACAGTTCAGAGCATTCGACTTTGAGGAGGCGTGAGGTGCTGCTACGAAGCAAGGAGGATATCGACCGTCATCTGAATGCTAAACTGCAGCATGAGAATGAGGTCGTACTAGACCTGGAGACTACGGGTCTGTGGGCCTGGCGCGGCGACCAGATCCTCTCGGTGTCTCTGTACCTGCCGAGTTACAAGGAGTCATACACCATCATCGTCGGGCATGGCGGTTCGCTCTTCTCGGCTGAACCGTCAAATCTGGAGTGGGTGGCCTGGGACGAGGTCAATCAGTGCAGGGTGATCATGCACAACGCCAAGTTCGACATGTCGTTCCTGGAGGCTGCAGGTGCGACGATCGATTGGGGCAGGGTGTTCGACACACTCACTGGCCAGTTCCTACTGCACAATCTGTCAGAGTCGTTCGCGCTCAAGAAACTGACTAGCGACCTAGAGCCTACCAGCGAGGAGTGGTTGCGCTACGCTCCGGAGGGCCTGGACCTTGGGCTGGCTAGGGAGACTATGAGCAGCAGGGCCAACTTGGCGTCCGTGGCAGAGGACGCTTTGGTAGCCTATGCCGAGACAGACGTGGTACTGACCTACATACTCTACATGCGGCAGAGGGCTGAGAACGAGCAGTCTGAGAGGGCCTACTCACCGTTGTCGTTCATGGGCAGGGAGATGCTGCTGACGCGATCTGTCATGAACATAGAGAAGCGAGGTCTGCAGTTTGCTTGGCCGAAGCACTACGATATCAAGTCGAGCATGGAGCGCGACCTGATCGCCATGCGGCAGGACTTCGTCTTTGACCCTATGTCGTCTAACGCACTCAGGAATGTGTTCGGGACCGATACCTACGACAAGGAGACGCTGTCCGCGATCGGTGGCGAGCTGGGTAGGCAGGTCATAGCCTACCGTGAGTTGCAGCACGACTACAGCTCGTTTGTGGTCAAACTGGCATCGTTCGTGTCCGATGACGGGTTCCTCCATCCGAACCTGCGACAGAACGGCACCAACACCGGACGCTTTACTAGCAGCAACCCGAATGTCCTGGGCCTGCCTAAGAAGATGCGCACGCAGTTCACTCCTCCTGAGGGCCGAGAGTACGTCTGCATGGACCTGACTCAGATCGAGTTGGCGATGTGCGCCTGGTACTCAGGCTGCGTGCCGATGCTGGAAGCGTTCGAACAGAAGTTGGACATACACCGAGGCCACGGCAGATCTGGTCGGTGTTGAGCGGCAGATNGGNAAGAGACTCAACTTCTCCATGGTGTACGGAGTCGGGGCCGAGACGATGTCCAAGCGGCTAGGAGTCGATCAGGCTCAGGCCATGCGTTGGATAAAGGGCTTCCGGCAGGCATACCCAGAGTTGGTAGCCTCCAAGGTCCGGTGCGAGTCTGCTGCCAGGCGCAACGGTGAGCTGAAACTCTGGAACGGCCAAGTGCGCGAGGTGCCTGAGGTCCACAAGGCCTGGAGCTACCTGATTCAGTCGGCAGTGGCTGAGCTGGCCAAGGACATACTGATCGATCTCGACCAACTGATGGCCGAGGTGGGCGGTAGTGTCGTCCTGCACGTTCACGACGAATTCGTGATCGAGGTAGATAAGGGCGATGAAGAGACTAAGGCCAGGGCTAAGGCCGTGGTTGTGTCGGCAGGGCCGGACGGTCTACACTACAGTACAGACAGCGAGCCGTGGTACCAGGGAGGAGGTGAGTAACGTGGCAAACATCGCAGAGGTCATCGAGGATCAGGCTTGTCGGATGCGCGGCAGGGCGGTCGAGTTTGACGGTAGGTTCAGTCCGGATAACGTGTCTGTGGCTGAGCTGTTCGATCGGGCAGAGAGCAACCTCTATCGAGCACGGCGCAACTGGATGACCAAGAACGATCAACAGTCCATCACGGACGCCACAGACGTGTGCAACCTGCTGGCCATCGCGGTCGGCAAACTAGAGAAAGGGTAGGTACATGGCGTCACTTGGGTGCATGCGTCGTAAGCAGGAATACGTCAACCAGTACAAGCAGTCACGCGGTTGCGCAATCTGCGGGTACGACCAATACGCGCAAGGTCTAGAGTTACACCATACGGGTTCGGAGCACACAGTTACCGCCAGTGCGAAAGCCCGTAGAGGTGGTACTAACTTTGTGCTTCTGAGCTGGGTAAAACTAAACGAGGAGCTTAGCAGGTGCGCAGTGTTATGCGCTGTGTGCCATCGTCTTGTACACGCTGAGATTTTNGTAAAGGNGTNTAAGATGAACNTAGATTTGCTTATGGGNNTGCAGTANGGNTCAGAGGGNAANGGNTTCGTNTCGGCACTTCTCGCCAAGCAGGGCAAGTACGACGGGTTTGTGCGATCCGGAGGCCCCAATGCTGGCCACTGCCTGCTGCACCATGGCAGGGAGTACAAGATGCGGATGATCCCCTGCGGCTGGGTAGATCCAAACGCGGAGCTGTTCATCGGTCCTGCAGCGGTCATCAACCCTGAGGTGCTGGCCGAAGAGATCGCCATGGTGGAGGACGCTGGCTACTCGGTCCGTGAGCGGCTGCACATCCACCCGAATGCAGCGATCATCACTCAGGAGCACATGGACGAGGAGATGGCGGCACTGCGTGGGGCGATCGGGTCTACTGCCGAGGGTGTAGGTGCCTGCAGGCGGGGCAAGATGTCCAGGTTGGACGGCAACTACCTGCTCGCGTCCAACGCCGACATGCCGTGTCGCGTAGAGAAGTCGCCGGACGATTGGTACGCCAAGCTCATGAAGTGCGAGAACGTCCTGCTGGAGGGTACTCAGGGTGCTGGCCTGTGCATCACTCACGGCCAGTTCCCGTTCGTTACCTCCTGGCCGTGTACAGCGGCGCAGCTCCTCTCGGACGCCGGACTCCCGATCGCCAATGTGCGGCACATCATCGGTGTGGTCCGCACCAAGCCGATCCGCGTGGCTGGCAACAGTGGTCCGCTGGAGGGCGAGACTACGTTCCAGGAGTTGGGTCAGCCGGAGGAGCACACCACGGTCACTAAGAAAGTGCGCCGTGTGGCCAAGGGTATCGATTGGGTGCAGCTCGACCGCAACATCGCCATCAACAGGCCGACCGTCATCGCGCTCACGTTCGGTGACTACCTCACGGACAAGGAGCTGGCCGAGCTGATCGCTACGATCGAGAACCGCTACCGGATCCCTGTGGGATACGTGGGTATGGGCAAGGAGGGCCAGCACCTGGCCGCTGCAGTGCCATTCACCACTGTCACCTCGCATGACCTGAACGACGATGTCGAAGACACGCTCAACCTGGTCTTGGCCAGGGTGAAGACCATGCTGCTCGACAAGCGCAGCAAGTACGGCACCGAGAACATCAACGAGGGTGGCGAGGTGGGTATCTTCTATCGTGCCTGGGACAAGATCTACCGACTCAAGCACCAGCTCATAGACGCCACTGCCACGATCGATGACGAGGATCCGTGGCTGGACCTGGTAGGCTACGGACTCATTCAGCTCGTCCGGCGCATTCGCGGGAGGTGGTAGGCAATGAAAGGCCTGATCTACCTGGCTGGACCGATCGACCTGTTGACCGGAAGCCACGAGTCCAAGGAGGAAGTGGCGAAGATCTTGTACGATCGGGGCTACTCGGTGTACGCGCCGTGGACCGCTTTCCGGCACGCTGATGGCAATGGCGCGTTCATCCGGAACGCCAACTTCGCGGTAATCAAGGAGTCCACGGTCATGCTGGCCATCATCGATAGGTACTGCTACTCGCACGGCACCACTATGGACATCGAGTTCGCGGTGGACAACCACGTGCCTGTGTTCGTGGTCATCGGTGGCGGCAAGCCCACGGCGTACATGGAGGGAATTCCGTGCTTCGGCACCGTGGAGGAAGCGGTGGAAGCGATCGAGAATCTGGTCAACTCGGCCACCAAGGTGCGCGAGGCTTTCATGGGTGCCTGGAGTCCGGCACTCAAGATGCTGGGTCTGGCCGAGCCTGTGGAGGACGAAGAGCCTGGCGAGGAGTGCTGGGGCTGTCAACACCTGGCCGACTGCTTCCCTGGTCACGACGAGGCTCCGGAGGCTTCGGAGACGTATCTGCCGTGTGTCACAGAGGACGGCCACCCGCTACCGGAGAAGTCCTACCCTGACGATGCTGGCTTCGATCTCTACGTAAAGGGCAGGCACGTGGTACAAGGCCATTCCTGGGCAGACATCGAGGTGGGTACTTCGGTGGCACTCCCTGAGGGGTATTGGGGCCTGGTGCTGGGAAGATCTTCCACTTTCTACAAGCTCCGTCTGCAGGTCCATCCGGCAGTCATCGACACTGGATGGCGTGGAGGGTTGAAGATATCGGTGTTCAACACGGATGGCGAGCGCGTCACGATCGAGGACAAGGATCGGATCGCGCAGATCATCCCGATCGCTTCACCCAAGATGAAGATCGTTCAGGTTGACCGACTGCCTGATGGCAGCAGGGGAGACAACGGGTTCGGATCTTCGGGGAGGTAGACATGGACGGCGAGATTCATGAGACTGGCGTAGTGCTTCCGGAGCAGTTGCAGGTTGATTGTTCACACGGAGAGGTCATCGCCTACGAGCACGACGACGAGCTACTCGCGTCCTGCCGTCTGTGCGGCAAGACTATGAAGTTGGCCGACTGGATGGAGAGCCGGAAGTGAAGATCTGCTCTAAATGTGGGGCAGAGAGAAGATCCAGCTCCGGCTGGTGTACTAAATGTGTTCGTGAACACAACGCCAACCGCAAGCGGCTACTTGTAGACTCAATCAAGGCTAAGGGTTGTGTGACATGTGGTGACACACGGTTGCCAGTGTTAGACTTCCACCACATAGGCGGCAAAGAAGACCGCGTAAAGAAGATAAGCACGTTGGTGTTGCGCGGTTCATACGGTACTCTGAAAACAGAGCTGGATAAGTGCATTTGCGTATGCGCTAATTGTCATCGCATGTTGCACGCCGAGGAGGTGGTTTAGGGTGATTGCCTTGGGTATTGATCCCGGTTGAAGGCATGAAGAATACAGGTCTGGCCGTGGTGAAGTTGATGCCTAGGCTGGAGGCTGAGGTTCTGTACACGGAGACAGTGGTAGACCTGTCAACACCGAGGACCTACCACGCCGTAGCGGACGTCTTCAACCTGTTCGCCATCGACTGTATGTGCCTGCTGGTATTTGAGACTAGCCTGCGCTCTAGGGATGGTAAGCCAGTCCTGTTGAAAGCATCTAGCCTGACGCAGCGTACGATTGGTGCCATGGAGATCCTGGCCAGTCTGAGCGCAACTCCCATCTACCACTACGACGAGACAGAAGTAAAGCGCGGGATCGCAGGGAAGCCGAATGCCAGCAAGACCGTGGTACATGGAGCGGTGGGTCTGATGCTCGGTTGGAAGCAGAAGCCTAAAGGGGTGGACGGTCATGCGTTAGATGCCGTGGCCGTCTGCCTCTACCATCAGTCGATCGACGGACTCGGAAAGAGAATCGGAGGAGCGTCATGACAGTTTGGGTAAGTCAGCCTCAGCGCGACATGGAGACAGGCCACCATAGCGCGGTCATGGTTGCAGACACCTACGAAGAGTTGCACGCAGCGGCCAGATCTGCGGGTGTCCCGCAAGAACGGTACAGCGGCTACGGGAACATCTGCAAGGTCAGACCTCACTACATACTCACGACAGACGAGCGGCTGGCCATCCTGAACACGCCTGGTATGGACTGCAAGGGCGTGGCAGTAATCTTACTGTAGGTATTGACGCAGTCAAGCCATCCGTGTTTTACTGATTGTAAGCCGTTTGGCTATATCGACAGGAGGACGGAAAGATGGCACGCATCAACCGAGTAAAGAAGGCAGCGAAGGACCAGGGTACGTGTGGCGTGTGCAGGAAGCCGATCGTCGCCGGAGACGCGTACAAGTGGGTCAAGCCGAGGTTCGGGTACAAGCAGGTTCGGTGCACGAGTTGTCCGGACTGGCGCAGGTCGGAGCTGACGACCTCCAAGTTGGCAGATGCCTACGCTGCACAGGAGCAGTTTGAGGACATCTGCGATTTCACCGAGTACGAGACAGTGGAGGCCTGGGAGTCGCTGGCCGAGGCCTTGGGCGACCAGATCGAGGAGTGCGCGGAGCTGTACGAAGAGTCCGCGTCCAACATCGAGGACGGCTTCGGTCACGAGGTGCCGATGTCCGAGGAGCTGCGCGAGAAGGCTGACATGGTCCGTGAGTGGGCCGACGAGGTCCGGCAGGCAGTCTCCAACGTCGATCCTTACGACGAGGCCGATGCTATCGCTGAGGTCAAGGAGGAGCTGGCCGACGAGTTGGAGGGCCTGGACGAAGAGGAAGCCGAAGAGATGATCGGTGAGGCCGTCGCAGAGAAGTACACCACCTGGCTTGACGAGATGGCCGAAGCGATCTCCGAGGCACTCTGCAACGAACCTTTCTAGCCAGCAGATCTGGCGATCCGGAGGGCAGGTCCGATCAGGGCCTGCCTTCTTTGTGTTTAGGGTATTGACAGTGTCAAGGGCTGCGTGTTTTAATTTTCCTAGAGGGCCGGAGGCCCACAGACCGAAAGGATTGAGGAAATGACCAACTACCGAGTGCACATCATCAGCAGTGACGGCGTGAACGTCTCTCGCCGGACCGAGAACAATCGTCCCGACGACTTCGCCTTCGTACTTATCGCTACCGAGCTTGCTGCCTACCACAAGGACGTAATGATGCAGACTCTTATCGGCATGGTGGAAGATCACTGCTGCCGGATGGGGTACCAGGTAGCATTCGTGGACGAGGACTTCACCGTGGTTGTGACCGAGCTTCACTAACCTGCCTGACGAGATCCGGCGGTTCCGGATCGAAACGCCGTGAGGCGTAGCAGGGAACCAAGATTGACAGCGTCAAGCCAGGTGTGGTTTACTGGTTTCAGACAGGCCCTAGTGGGCAAGACCGAAAGGAGCACCACGTGAACGCCAAAGCCAAGCAGGACGCGTACGAGCAGGTCACCGAGGCGATCATCGCCAAGTTGGAGGAGGGCCTGGTTCCGTGGCACCGTCCGTGGGCAGTCTCCGCCGATGGTCACCTGCAGATGCCGACCAGCATGAGCACCAAGAAGCCGTACCGAGGTGTGAACGTCTTCCTGCTCGCGATGCAGGGCTACACCTCTCCGTGGTGGGGTACCTACAAGCAGATCACCGAGCGCGGTGGCCAGGTCCGCAAGGGCGAGCACGGCACCCAGATCGTCTTCTGGCGCAAGTTTGAGGTCCTCGATGGGCGTGCGCTCAAGCAGGGCGAGTACCGCAACCTGAACGCCGAGGATCGCAAGCGTGTGCAGCTCCGGTTCAGCCTCAAGACGTTCACAGTCTTCAACGCTGAGCAGGCTGACGGCTTGGAGTCTTTGGTGCCTGCTCCGATCGAAGATCTGCCTGGCGAATTCAAGGTCATCGACGAGTGCGACTACATCGCCATGGGGTATCTGCGCAGCGAGGGCGCACCCAGGGTTGAGCACCGTGGATCCAGGGCCTGCTACTCGCCCAGCGCAGACAAGGTGACAATGCCTCCGCGCAAGTCGTTCGACGGCGAGACTGACTACTACGCGACACTGTTCCACGAGTTGACCCACAGCACCGGACATAGCACGCGCCTGGATCGCAAAGAGGCGTTCGGCAACGGGTTCGGTACTGAGAAGTACAGCAAGGAGGAGCTGGTAGCCGAGATGGGCGCGGCCATGCTGTCAGCGGTGGCTGGGATCAGCGACTCGGTCCTGGACAACAGCGCGTCATACGTCCAGGGTTGGCTCAAGGCCATCAAGGGTGACAGCAAGCTCGTCGTGCAGGCAGCAGCGCAAGCGCAAAAGGCCGCTGACCTGATCCTTGGCACGACATTCGGAGAGGAGGCTTAGGGCAGGGTATTGACAGAGTCAACTTGTCCGTGTTTTACTGGTGTAGGGTTACAATCGAGGTTCTGGCAGAGGGCCAGGATCCAAGCAACGAAAGGGTGGTTCAAGTGGCAAAGGTAGACGTCGAGAAGCAGGGTAAGACGGCAGAGGCCAAGGCTCCGGCCAAGGCCAAGCCGGAAGTCAAGCTCACGCCGTGTGGGTGTGGCTGCGGCACGATGGTCCCGCGCAGGTTCGCGATGGGCCACGATGCTCGCCTCAAGGGAACGCTCACCCGCGTGATCTACTGGACCAAGGCGACGGCTGAGCTTCCCAAGCGTCCGACCGAGGCCCAGATCGCCAAGTCCGTCGCTCGCATGGAGGCCGAGGGCTGGACCTACAAGCTCGACCAGAAGCGCATGGAGCAGTCCGCACGGATGCGCAACGGCGAGGTCGCCGGACTCAAGGGTGACAAGGTCGAGACGAAGTCGGGCGCGGTTGCCGACTCGGTCCTCAAGCCCAAGGGCAAGGTCAAGGATCCGGTACCTGCGGCCAAGAAGCCTGCTGCCAAGCCTGCCGCCGAGCCGAAGCCCGAGACGATCGGTGCGCGCACGTTCAGCGCGGACGATGACATCGAGGAAATCGACTAGGCCCAGACCAACCATCAGCACGCCGATGCAGGGAGGGCCAGGGAAACCTGGCCTAACCTGTAGGAGAGGGAGAGTGTACCATGAGAGGGTGGCTGGGTCTGTGCCTGCTTCGCTCCACGGAGATCTACCGGAGGAGTCGTAGATGGCCCAGACGGGTGTTCGGCCCGATCGACGGCGTCAAGTGTCACGGAAGACCACGGAGAGCTTCGTAGAGGTATTCTAGGGAGGGCCAGATGGCAGGGAATTACCAGAAGTACCAGAAAGTGGAGGATGGCGAGTTCAAGCTCACCAAGGACGTGCCTCTCGACGGCATCACCTTGCAACAGGGCAAGACGGCCAGCATCGTCGGCATCTCGTTCGGCGGCTACCTCCTCCTGGAGTACGGACCGACCAGCAAACGCACTCGGCATTGGGTCCATCCGAGCAAGTTGCAGTAGAGGAGGGTGTCATGCAGAAAGAGGCTTGCCTGGCGAGTCCGGATTGCTCGTGGTGCAAGTACCAGAATCCGGAAGCCAGCGACTGCCCGAACAAGGGACTGCCCACTTCACGGATCCCCGAGTGGACCCAGGAGTGGGACGGCGATGATCCGGAGGCCAGGCCGGAAGATCTGCCGAGCACCGAGCTTCCTGGCATGTGGGATCACTCGGACTTCACAGGTGGGCAGGAGGATTCAGAGCCAGATCTGACGGTTGAGCCGGAGAACGAGGAGCAGATGGCAGAAATGACCATCGGCGGCTTGCCTGTGTCTGATCAGAAGATCGTCATCGACTCTGGCCATCCGGATCTGCCACTCGACGATCCCACCCAGGGATTTCACGAGCTGACCGAGCAGATGGAGAAAGCGCGATCGGCCACGGAAGCCGTCGATCCGGAGTTGGCCGCGCTTGAGGCCCAGACGACTGCAGCGGCGATCCGTGAGCTGGGCAGGGCATTCGGCCTGGTGTGGCGAGCATTCTTCTTAGGCATCAAGTTTCAGTTGGTGCCTGTCGCTACCTGGCTGGACAAGGTCATGATCGGCAGTAAGGAACGGTACGCGCAGTGGGACCAGCGTTGGTCCGGCAAGATCTAGTCGGGAGGGCCTGCCTGAAAGGGCAGGTCTTCCTGCACCCACATATTGACAGGGTCAAGTGATCCGTGTTTTACTAGGTGGGTAGGGTTCACATACCGAAAGGAGCACGCAGCATGGATGCAGACCTCAGTATCGACCGGATCTGCCACGAAACCGGAATGCCACGCGAGGAGGTCATAGCCGAGTTGCGCAGGCGTGATAACCTGCCGACCAACGCACCGAGCTGCTCTTACTGCGAGGCTCCGGCCACGTACGTCGGTCACGGTGAAGACGCCGATTTCTACTGCTCGCAGTGCCGAGATCTGGCACCTGGCGCAATCGTCGAGCTGTAGGAGGCCGGAGATGATCGAGGGAACGTTCACGGTGGTCGGCAAGACCAAGTACGTCACGATCCGGTTCCACGTCACACACTGGCTCAAGCGATTGATCGACGTGGGCAAATACCCTGAGGGTACCCTGGTCGTGAGCTACCTGCGTGGGGCTGACAACAGCAAGGACTATATAGGGTTTGCGTTCGCGGCCCCGAATGGCAAAGGTGGCTACCGACTCCAGATCTGGAAGAAGATCGACGAGGGCAAGTTGGCTCACCAGATCTGGAGCGCGAAGTACCTGCTGCGTCTGAATGCTGAGGGTCTGCTGAACGCACGGTACGAGTATGCGCTCCGGTCCGGCAACTGCTCCAGGTGTGGCCGCAAGCTCACAGTGCCTGCCAGCATCCACAGGGGTATGGGTCCGGAGTGCGCTAGCAAGGTCCAGTAGATTGAGATCGAGAGGAGCACGGAGATGCACAACTGCAGGAGAGATGGACACGAGCTGAACGCGGTAGGTGCCTGCAAAGCTTGTGGTAGCCCGAGGCGCGAGGTGCGCCTGAACGAGGAGCTTGAGCTTCACGAGTCGTCCGGTCCGGTCAAGGTCAAGGAGGTGGGGTACGGCTTCGTAGTCGAGGACGATAGCCTGGAGTGGGCGATCGTCGCTCAGTGGACTGCCAGGCAGGATGGCCTGGTTTCGTACCTGGTAGCGTTGACATCAGTGGATGACGCGGTCAGGGTGGACTGCGGTTTGGTTCCATGGGCAGAGGCCAAAGACCGTATCGAGTCGGGCATCCGCATGGTCACGGTCATGGCAGGGTGGGCCTACCCGATCAATCTGTAAGGAGGAGTACAGTGGGTTTGGACAGAGCAGCAATCAAGAGGCTCATGCAGCGCGAGCGAGATCTCAAGAAGTCTCGCAGTCTCAGAAAGGGAAAGATGCCCACCGACTATAGGCAGAAGCGCAGGGAGGTCAAGAGGCGCGAGGATATCGGGCTGGCCGTGCGCCTGGGTATGGTGTCTCGGCACCTGGAGGATCCGAAAGGGTCCGAGGAGTGGGTTCGGACCGGAATCTGGCCGGAGAACGTAGCGGTTGACGACGATCACACGATGCCGGACCCTGACGAGGCCGAGATGCGCGTCGGGCTTGAGCAAGATCTTGAAGCGGAGGAGGTCGCGGAGTACGTCCGGAGGGCCACGTTCGGCGGATCCGGCGAGTGCCTGTCAGCGGACGGTTGCTAGATCGAAAGGGTTTGCTAGATCGATCGGGCCTGCCAGAGATGGTGGGCCTGATCTGTGTTCGTACGGGAAAGCAGGCGAATGTCAAGTATGGTCTGATGTGTTGTCTACAAAGTGGTGAGTGGTGCTGCGGGGCTGGGGTGGGTAACGAACGGAAAAGAGAGGTATCTCGGAAGCCGTGGGAGGCTCGCCGTGACACGTGAGGCGTCGTCCGGTACTTCGGGCGCGGCGTTGGCCAGTAAAGGTAAAGGAGGCCAAGGGAAAGGTCGAAACGTAATTCCGAATCCCCGAAGAAAACCAAAGAAAACTACTTCCAACAACACAACTGTAGACAACACACATCAGGGTATTCCTCATACGCATGTCCGCGAGACGCGTACGCGCACCGTCGCACATACCATCCCCTCCGGATCGCTGTTGATGTGTTGTCTACACTCAGTGACAAGTTGACAGCGTCAACCTTGACTCCGGCAGGGCAGGCGTTTTACTGTTGGGTCATGGTTGAGATCAAGTACATGGACGAGGATGGCAAGGCGTTCGATACGCCTCAGGTACTTGTCGATCCTGGTATCATCGAGCAGGTGTTGGCTGTTCCTGCCGGACCAGGCGAGAAGCCCTACCATGTGGACGCCTGCCGGATCTGGCTCAATGGTGGTAATCCACTCACTCACAAGCAAGTGGCCGATAAGACAGGCAAATCGGCTGTCACTATTGGCGGGTACTCCAGCAGATACCGTTGGCGCGAGCGGTTGCAGACCATTGAGAACCTAATTCGCATGGACATCTCCGAGCAGGCCGCGATCGATATGGACCACGAGATGCGGCAGATGCTAGACTCGGTCAACAAGGCGATGACCTCCTACGACAAGGCCGTGACTGAGGATAAGGTGAAGTGGCGCGGTGGAGACATCCGTGGCCTGGTCGAGACGAAGATGCTCATAATCGGCAAGCCGACCGACCGCCATGAGTTGATCAGCACAAACCCAGCAGTGGACAGGATACTCGATGACTCAGACACCATCAAGCTCGCAGGTGCTCTCTTTGTCAGACTGGGATTGGGCCAGGGCGATGCCAGCGGGTCTGGCTAAACTGGCCGCTGGCAAGAATCTCGACGGCACCGACCGCTGGATAGCAAAGCCCCACCTGATGCTGCTGAATGAAGAGGCCATGCTCTTGGTGTCTGGCAAGGGTGACTATCAGGGCCTGGCCGAGGAGATGTCCGTCCGATCGGGCAAGAGTGAGTTCACCAGCAAGTATCTTCCGGCCTGGTTCCTTGGCCGATTCCCCAACAAACGTGTCGGTCTGGCGTCCTATGAGGCCGACTTTGCAGCGACCTGGGGCCGCAAGACGCGAGATATCCTGGAGGAGTGGGGTCCTTCGATCTTCGGCGTGCGTGTGAGGCAGGATACCCGAGCTGCGAACCGCTGGGACGTGGAGCGTTGGAACGGTAAGCGTTGGGTGTTCGAAGATGGCGGCATGTTCACTGCAGGCGTCGGCGGTCCATTCATCGGCAAGGGGTTCCACCTGATCATCGTGGACGACCCGTTCAAGAATGCCAAAGAAGCCAACAGCCAGGTCTACCGAGACAACGTGTGGGAGTGGTTCGTATCGGGGCCTGTCACGCGTCTTGAGCCAGGCGGGGTGATCATCGTCATCCAGTCGAGGTGGCATGAGGACGACCTGATCGGGAGACTCAAGAAGAAGCAGGCCGCTGGGGAGACAGGTATCAACTGGCGCGTGCTCACTCTGCCAGCGATCGCCGGAGAGGATGACCTGATCGGGCGCGAACCAGGTGAGGCACTCTTCCCTGAGCGGTATCCGGTCGAGAAACTGCTCAACATCAAGAAAGACATCGGTGAGTATTGGTTCTCAGCGCAGTATCAGCAGAGGCCACAACCTGCCGAGGGTGGACTCTTCAAGCGTCAGCATTTCAGGTACTTCTCGGTAGAGGGAGATCTCGTCAAGTTGCATCGTGAGATAGACCGTGTAGACCACTACAAGATCAGCGACTGCTGGACATTCCAGACGATCGACCCGACTGCCTCAGACAAGACCAGCGCGGACTACTTCGTGATCTCCACTTGGCTGGTCACGCCACGAATGGACATACTCTTGTGGGACCAGTTCCGCGACCAGGTCGAGGGTGCCGAGCAAAAGAAACTCATAGCCAGTTCTTTCCACAGGAACAACCCACAAGTGCAAGGTGTAGAGGTCAAGTCCATGGGTCTGACACTGTACCAGGAGTTGCGGAATATGGGCCTGCCTGTGTACGCGCTCAAGGCCGATACTGACAAGTTCACCCGAGCGATTCCGGCCAGCGCACGTATGGAGGCCCACACCATATTCTTTAGGGAGGGCGCACCGTGGCTGGACGACCTGGAGTCCGAGCTGCTCTATTTCCCACGTGGGGCCAACGACGACCAGGTTGACACGCTGGCCTATGGTGCGATCCTTCTCACTGACCTCATGGTGATGCAGGAGGCCGAAGCGATCGTGGAGTACGACGATGGTGTGCAGATCTCAGCCATCTAGACCTAATATAAACGAGTGTGCTATAGTTGTGTCGGTAGTTGTGGCACACCGGAGGCACACATTGGTCTGTAAAACACTCCTCGCCATCATCGCCGTCCTCGTGTGGGCGGCTGTCCCCTGCCGTCGATACACCGTGAGCGGAGGCACCGCATGAGTACCGCACGTAGGCCATTCACCGAAGTTGACGTAGCCGCAGCGGTACAGGCAATCTACGGCGTGGAGTGGACGAAGGTGTCGGCTCCTGCCTGCACGCGCATCGGGGCCGCCTCGAACATGACCGCGGCCGTGGGTGCGGACATGACCGCCGCCGTCAACGACTTCGACGGTGTGTACCCGTGGAGCGACATCCAAGACGTGACCGACACGCTCGGCAACGTGTTCGTGCGAATCCCCAAGTTCTACATCCGCAAGACGGACGGCGTGGCGCTTTCCCGCATCGAGATATCGCGCACCAAGTATCCGGGCTTCTACCTCCCCGCCTGCTTCTACGACTTCACCAACGGCGTCGAGTTGCCGCATTTCGACTACGGCAAGCACCTCGGCTCTCTGAGCTATGGTGCACTCGCGTCTAAACCTGGAGTCTTCCCACTCGTGAGTCAGAACATCGTGCAGTTCCGCGGCTACGCTCAGGCGAACGGAACCGGCTACCAGCAGCTCGACATCCACGCCAGAGACGCGCTCGCCGCGCTGTTCACCGTCGAGTTCGCGACACTCAACTCGCAGGCCATCATGCAGGGCTACTCGACGGGCCAGTACAATGCGGCGCATACGGCCACCGCGGCAGAGACGGCGGCGAACCGCATCATCGTCGCGAACGCCACCGCCGACCTCTTCCGCGTCGGACAGCCCATCGACATCGGCACCTCGCTCGGTGGGCGACAGATCGCCACGAGCAGGCTCATCACCTCCATCGACGTGGTGGACGCGTCCAACAAGGCCATCGCGTTCGACGGCGCGGCAGTGAACGTGGCCATCGGCAACATCGTCTACAACGTCGGCTGGAAGTGCGGCTTCTCCTCGGGGATAGCGTCGGCGTCCGGCTCACTCCTCGCCAACGACGGCAAGTCACCCTGCACGTATCGCGGTATCGAATCGCCATGGGGCGACGTGTGGCAGTTCGTTGACGGCGCGAACATCAACGAGCGCCAGGCATGGGTGGCGCTCGACGCGTCGCAATACGCCAGCAACCTGTTCGCCTCGCCCTACGTGCAGCTCGGGTACGTGAACGGCAGCACGGACGGATACGCGAGCGCACTCGGTCACGACACGGCCTACCCGTTCGCGGAGTTCCCGACCTCCGTGACGGGCGGTGGAAGCGGTTCCTACTACNNCGACTACTACTACCAGACGACCGGCCAGCGCATCGCGCTCGTCGGCGGGAACTGGACCTCCGGCTCGAGCGCGGGCCTCCGTTACTGGACCCTGAGCTACGCGTCCTCGCTCGCGCACCTCACCTTCGCGGGGCGGCTTCTCAGAAAGGCTCTTTAGCAGAAAGGCGGTGCATGGTGCTACCCGACTTCGACCAACTCACGCAGTACGTCTACACCGCAGCAGACGGCACGCTCCACATCGGCACCGTCGAGCAGACGGACACACCCGAACCGGTCGTCCCGCCAGCCGATGACGGCGTGGTGTACATCGAACCGCCCACGCTTGATGAGCGCGTCACCACCATCGAGGAAACCATCGACGTCGTTTTCGGAGGTGCCTGATGGACGCTATCCGCCTCAAGGCCATCACAGCAGTGAAGGACGCGGCGAAAGGTGAAGGACAAGCCGTGGAAGAACCTGTCCACCTCCGAGAAAGATGACCTGCTCAAAGCCGTGTGCAAGATGCTCGGCCTCTATGGAGGGACTGACTAGATGCCAACCTATGACCACGGCATAGCGGGACTCACCGGCACCATCGGTGTGACCATCCGCAACGCTGACGGCACATCGCACGATGCACGCACCACGGCTGGCATCACCGAACCAGTCGCGGGAAGCGGCATCTACCACATCGCGCACCCGCACCCCGGCACGCTGCTGCTGTTCATCTTCGACGGCGGCGTAGGGACAGTCGGCGGCTCATGCTTCGATGATGGCCTCACGACGATGCCCGCACGCGCTGGCGATGCGATGACCCTCACCGCAGCGTATGACGCGGCGAAGGACGACGTACTCACGCCGCTCGCCACGGTGGACGGCAAGGCCGACACGCTGCTCGCACGCAACAATCCACTGACTGATGTGCAGACGCGGATGGCGGTCGGGCTGGCAGATGCCGACTTGGACGCGAAGTTCGTGGCGTTGAGCACAGACCCATTGGCTAGTCCAGTGCCTGGTGATTACACTACTGGTTCTGCTGGGTACGTCATCGGCAGAATACAGGCCAACACTATCGAGTTTGTGAACCCTGTTGCGCCTGGGCCTGTAGTGACCATCTATAGAGGCTACGACTACAAGGCTCTGATCGCCACTGCGCTCGACTTCTCAGCAGACACATGGCCAGATCTGACAGGGGCTACCATCACGTTCAGCGTGGCGGGTACTTCATTCTCCGGATCAGTGGTGTCAGCTCACGCGATCCGGTTGGAGTTGACGCAAGTACAGACTGAGGCGACTTACGGCAGGGCATCACAACATCTATGCCGAAGCCGTGTTGGGTACGGACAAGCTCTTGCTGCTTGAGGGCCAAGTTACGGTCAGCAACGCATAGGAGGAGATGGGCATGGGTGTACTTCTGGAAGTGATGGACCGCATCGCTGGTGGAGAGATCTCCAGTATGCGTGAGGCCGTGGAGGAATACGGCGTCAAGCTCGCGCAGGAGACAAGTACCAACGAGATGCTAGTGGAACGACTAGTCGAGCTTGAGCTTGCGCTCGACGATGCAGGCTGGAATCGTCTCGGAAGCGATGACGACAAGCAGTTCACACGCGCAGCTCTCAAGACCATCAACCGTACGGCCAGGCTCTACTGGCTCAAGAACCCGCTGATCAAGCGTGCCGTCTACACCCAGACTGCCTATATCTTCGGGCAGGGTGTGGAGATCAAGGCCACGAATCCCGAGATCGGTGACCTGATCAAGGCGTTCATGGACGATCAGAAGAACCAGACGGAGCTGACTTCTCACCAGGCGCGGATGATGAAAGAGACTGAGCTGCAGCTCCTCGCCAACATTTACTTCGTGTTCTTCGTCAACACGAGTGATGGCACCACGAGGATCCGTACCATCTCTGACGACGAGATCGAGCGCGTGATCTGTAATCCGGAGGACCGCAAAGAGCCGTGGTATTACCTGCGTGTCTGGAGACAGCCCAAGTCACCAGGGTCTACGGACATGGAAGACAAGCAGATGCTCTATCCGGACTACCGCTACAACCCAAAGACTAGGCCTACGAGTCTCACGCTCGACGGCAAGTCGGTAAAGATTGCTACCGAGCAAGTGTACCATGTCAAGGTCAACTGCCTCTCGGACATGGACTTCGGCGTCTCCGAGGTGTACGCAGCGATCGATTGGGCCAAGGCCTACAAGGAGTTTCTGGAGGATTGGGCTACGCTGGTCAAGTCTCTTAGCAAGTTTGCCTGGCGTGCCACTTCCAAGACAGGTGCCAAGGGTGTCAACGCGGCGAAGGCTCTGTTCAACAGCACGGTCACTGCCGAGAATCCGGTAGACTCCAACAACCCGCCTGCTGTTGGCTCTATGCTTATCCATGGCCAGGGCCTGGACGTTACGCCGATCGCCAAGAGTGGCACCACCACGAGTGTCGATGACGGACGCCGGATGCTGCTCATGGTATCCGCTGCGACGGGCATCTTTGAGCATTATTTCGGGGATCCCTCCACTGGCAACTTGGCCACGGCGAAGTCCATGGAGAGGCCGATGGAGCTGATGTTCAAGGACCGCCAGACCCTCTGGGCAGATGTCCACGTCGATATCCTGCAGTACGTGGTCGATCAGGCGATCCTCGCACCGTCCGGCGCACTCAAGGGAACGCTGGACTACAACAGGTACGGCGAGAGGATCATCCAGATAGCCAATAACGATGACGGTGAGCCGATCGATCGCACCATCGAGGTCGTCTTCCCCGACATTCTCGAAAAGGACGTGGCTGCTAAGGTCGAAGCGATCGTCAAGGCCACCACGCTCGCAGGTGGTCAGGCTGCTGGCACGATCGATCTTCCCACTTCCACGCGACTGCTCCTGTCGGCACTTGGAGTCTCAGACATCGAGGCCATCATCGATCGACTGTTCCCAGATGCCGAGGATCAGAGTTGGGACGACATCGACGGCAAGAAGACGGAGAAGGCTCTCAAGGCTCAGCAACTCATGGCCAAGGCCGGACTCGCTGCTGGGCCTGTGCCTGCCGATGGCGACGAGGACGAAGATACCCCTCCGAATCCACCGGAGGCCACGGACGACCAGGAAGATACCGAGGAGGGCCTGAGGCACGTGCGGCCTACCGATGGCTTCCTGGAGGCTATTCAGAAACTGGACGAGCAGTTGGCCGAGATGGTCGAAGACGAAGATCTGGACGAGGGCCAGAACAACAACCCGACTGGCATCAATCAGTACAGCAAGGGCCGAGGTGGGTCCGGCAAGGGCGGGGCGTCGATCGCAGACTTCAAGGCTGGCAACGATGGCCTGGTCCGGAATCGCCAGGGCCACGTGGCTGGCAAGGTCACCAAGGTCAAGGCTGATTGGGGCGACGGGTTCGTTGCGTCCATGACTGGCTCAGCCAAGCACAAGGCATACACCTCCAAGCCGCACCCGAATCGGCAGTCGGCTGTCAAGGACATAGCACAAAGAGCCATCTCTCAAGGCTGGTAGCCGTGCCTACAATCGAGCAGATACATGAGGCCAGGGAAACCCTGAGCCAGATCAGGCAGTACGCACGCAGGCTCAAGCGTGACGCCGAGATCGAACCACTCATGGTGAAGATGGCTACGCTCATGGGCCGAATGTGGCTGGCTCAGGCGCGGATCATCGTCCGAGAGATGAACAGGCGCAAGGTCGAGGCTCCGCTGTTTGAGGCGTCTCCGGCGAGCTGGATGGACAACATTGTAGGCGCGGCATTTGCCGACACTGTCTCATTCGCTGACAGTGCTGAGGAGATCATCGCTGAGGCGTACGGCGTGGGTATGGTGTCTGGTGCTGGCAAAATAGGCATACAGGGTAGGTTCGACTTGAAGAACCCTCGTGCCGTCGATGTAGTCCGCGATCGAGGTGCGCAGCTTGTCAAGGGGATCAATGCTGAGACTAAGGCCCAGATGACCACGCTCCTGGAGCAGGCCGCTTCTGAGGGGTGGTCCTACACCAAAACGGCCAAGCAGATCACGGACAAGTTCAAAGGATTCTCCGGCCTGAAACCACAGGCGCACATCCGCAACAGGGCGACGCTCGTGGCTGTCACTGAAATAGGCCAAGGCTACGTAGACGGAAATCGTGCAGTCTACGATGTCCTTCGTGACGAGGGCCTGCCTATGGTCAAGCGATGGGACGATATGGGTGATGCCCGAGTCTCAGACGGTTGCCGAGACAACGCTGCTGCTGGGTGGATACACTATGACAAAGAGTTTCCGTCTGGCGACATGGCACCACTCCGGTTCCCTGGTTGCCGTTGCGATCTTGAGGCAGATATGTACGATCCGAGCGTCCACGGTGGAAAGCTGGCGTCCGAATTCCCTGGGTTCAGTGCCGACGACTGGAAGTACATCTACAAAGAGAAGTACGCTGATATCACGGCTGCTCTGGCCAATCAGGGCCTGGAGATCCTCAATCCCAAGCCTGCCGTCAGTGACGATCTTGCTGATGAACCATGGCGGCAGTGGAACCCGATGCGTACGGATAGGGAGTACCTGGGCCAACTGGCGAGGTGTAGATCCGGCAGATCTAGACAACCCTGTGAACATAGGTGTACACTGCGAGCACGCCTTGAAGCAGATGGGTGTAGATATCACCACGGCCACGCCGGAGGAGATCGAACGCGCTCTGCGCCAACTGGCAGACGAGGTTTCCGACATACTGAACACTGCTAAGGTCAGTACCTACATTCCGGACGAGGACGTGCTAGCGGAGATCCTCAAAGATGGCCGCTTCAAGACGCAGTTTGAGACAGGCACCAGCCAAGGCGTGCTAGACGAGAGATTCCGTGCCATAGTAGAGCGTGATGTATTCGGGATTGATAAGGACATGCCTGACAAGTACAGGCCGTTCTACGGGTTCTTGGACAACATAGACCCTAACTCCAACGACGCCGCTAATAGTTACGGGGAGGTCCGCGTGGTGTTCAAGGACTCGGTGAAGTCGCGCACCACTTGGACCAACAACGACTCCCTGTCTCAGCATCGTACCAACGCGTGTGCTCCTGCGTCAGGTTTCGGGTCTGACCTGACAGATCTGTACGCCACTCAGGGGTACATCAAGCCATACAGGACACTCAGTGATAGGACGCCTGCTCAAAACGCAGTATTCACTTACGTCTATAACGAGGCCCAGATCCACGGTGGTCTGCCAGTCTCAGACATAGAACACGTGGTACTGCCGTACAAAGCACCTAAGGTACAGGACATGCTGGATCAGCTCGGTATACCGTGGTCTATCTCAAATGTCTAGATTGACACTTGACGCCGTCATGTGTTCTACTATTGGTGGGACTACACATCTAGAGGAGGTACAGTGAGGATCTCGCACACAAGCGGTCACGGTGTCATCGTAGATCTGGAGCGCAGCAGAGGCTTTCGGCTGGTCACTAAGAATGGCCGGATCGGGCCTGTCCTGAACAGTCCTGAGTCCATCGCTCAGAAGATGCCGTACACCGAGTGGAATGTCAACGACAAGCGCAGCAAGGTGGATCTAGCCACTTGGCTTGCCGGACACAACCTCACGGAAGATGACCTCACCAAAGATCTGCCATAAGGGATATTGACGCCGTCAAGTCTCGCATGTTTTAATTTTCCTATGGGGCCGTGCAGCGGCCAAGACCGAAAGGGAGATGGACATGGGCGAGTACAAGACCCTTGGCGTAGAGGTTCACTACATGGACCGTGGGTTCTCCGCGATGGACAACGTGTTTGCCGATGGCGGCATGATCTACCTCTTCACCGACGAGGACGGGCATCACAGAGTCAAGGCTGATGCAGTCAAGCGCACGATGGTTTCCGAGTGGCTTGACAGCACGGTTGGGCATCTGGCCGACGAGCAGGTTTGCAACGAGATCTGGCGCGAATTCAACATCGGCAAGATCACATCACAACTCGGCATCCGTTCGATGATGGTGGGCGACCGGATCGTGTTTCAGACCAACAACCATGGTGCCAAGCGGGTCTACGAGGTCATAGGAATTGGGTTTGCTCGGATCAAGTAGACACTCCAGACAGAGAGGGCAGAGAGGCCGTCCGAGAGGGCGGTCTTTCTGTATTTGACAATGTCAAACTTGAGGTCGTCTGTCGCGCCGTGGTCTACTTCTTACAGGAGGTGCCACACTATGCCTTGGTCCGTTGGGGATGTTGACGGCTTCAAGAAAGGCCTGACACCAGGCCAGAAGAAGAAGTGGGTTGAGATAGCCAACGGTGCACTTGCCTCCTGCAGGCTCCGGAATGGCGATGACTGCGAGGCTTACGCCGTCCGGACAGCCAACTCCAAGGTAGGTGTCTCCGAAGCCACGGAAGCCTCACGGAGACACGCAGAGGCCCTAGGTGGGCCTGACACCCGCACGGACCCTCTAGAGGCCCACGTGCACACCCACGGTAAGGAGTCGGTTATGGGCGAGTTGGCCAATCTTGAGTTCAGCGCAGTCATCGACCTGTCAGAGGCGCACGTCAGTCGTGATGGTGTGGTGCCTGTCAAGGTCATCGAACCTGGCTGGGGTTCAACGGGGTACTACGCTCCGAACGTGCTGGAGCGGGACGCTGGGGTATTTGAGGGCGTCCAGATGTTCTGGGATCACCCGCGCAAGTCGGACCAGGAGGAGCTGCCGGAGCGCAGTCTCAACGATCTGGCCGGAGTGCTTCACGGCGTGCAGTGGAAAGAGTCGGGTCCGGACGGGCCTGGTATCTACGGACACGCCAAGATCTTCTCGCCGTTCAAGGAGAAGATGCGTGAGCTGGCTCCGTACGTGGGGCTGTCCATTCTCGCGTCGGGCAAGTTGTCCGAGGGTGAGCACGAGGGCAGGCGCGGTCCTGTCATCGAGGCGATCACCCAGGCGCGTTCAGTGGATTTCGTGACGGTAGCAGGGGCAGGCGGCAAGGTCGTTTCCTTGTTCGAATCCCTGCGGGGAACCGCTTCTGGAGAGGAGGTGCAAGAAGACATGAACGAAGATGCCACAAAGTTGCAGGAGGCTCTTACCGCCAAGGACACCGAGCTGTCCGAGACGAAGACCAAGCTCAACGAGGTCGAGTCCAAGCTGGCTGAGGCCAACACGGAGCTGGCCAGGTATCGCGAGGGTGACATCGTCCGAGAGGCGCAGGCTCACATCACGGCCAAGGTCGCTGATGCGCAGGTGCCGGACATGACCAAGACGCGGATCGTCGAGAACCTGTCGAAGAACCCTACGGCCAAGGAGGGCAAGCTCGACACGGAGGCTCTGGACACCGCGATCGAGGAGGCCGTCAAGATCGAGGCCGAGTATCTCGCGAACGTGGTCGGTAGTGGTAAGGTCAAGGGCCTTGGCGAGTCTGCTGGTGAGTCTGACCAGGAGGAGGTCAAGGAGTCCGAGGCCAAGCTCCAGGGCGCGTTCTCCCGCATGGGCCTGTCCGAAGAGGGCGTCAAGACCGCCACTTCCGGCAGGTAGTCCTGACCCTACTACCTCTTAGAGGGAGGTGCAAGTAAAGATGTCAAAGAACAAGGTACAGGAGGGTAAGCATCTCACCATCGATGTTGGTGGAGATCTTCTGTCCGGTGCTCCGTTCGTCGTGGGTGGTATCGCTGGCGTGCTGATGCATGACGCCGACACGACCACCCATATCGCGACGATCGACACTGAGGGTGTCTACGCTCTCAGCGTCAAGGGTGTCGATGGTTCTGGTAACGCAGCGGTCGCCATCGGTGACGCGCTCTACTGGACCGTGGGCGACACTCCCCAGCTCAACAAGAAGACAACGGGTGCGCTGTTCGGGTACGCTCTGGCCACGGTCGGTAGCGGCGCAACGGCCACCATCAACGTCCTGCTCGCGAAGTAGGACCGGAAAGACAGAGGAGGTGTACAACAAATGGCAGAGTTTCTTAGCGTAGTCGAGTCAATCCGCGAGGAGGATGCTTCGGTCAAGAAGCTGTTCAAGGAGGAGGGCCAGGGGATGCACTCCCTGGGCCGCAAGACTCCGGAGTACATGAGCAAGCTGGCCGAGGCTGCAGTGTTCGTCGCGGACGTGCTCAACGGCAAGCGTCCGGTTCAGCACCTGCAGGAGGCCATGACGACCAGCGATTTCCCGATCCTCTTCGGTGACATCCTCGATCGTCAGATGCTCGCGTCCTATCGCGAGACTCCCCAGACCTACCGCCAGTGGGCGCGGGTCAAGTCCGTGCCGGACTTCCGGAGAGTCAAGCGCATGTACAGCGACGGGGCCGATGGTGGCCTGGACGTTGTTGGCGAGAAGGGCGAGTACACTCACGTCACGCGTGACGAGGGTGAGTACGGCTACGCCGTCAAGAAGTACGGCAACGTCTTCGACATCTCGTGGGAGACGCTGATCAACGACGATCTCGACGCGCTCAAGGATCAGCCGGAGCGGTTCGGTCGTGCGGCACGCCGGACAGAGGAGCGGTTCGCCACTTCTCTTATTGCTGCCAGCACTGGCCCCAACGCCACTTTCTTCACGGCAGGGCGCGGCAACCGGATCAACGATGCCTTCGGCATTCCTGGTCTGACGGCAGGTCTGACGGCGATGGCCGCAATGACCGATGCAGGCGGGGAACCCGTCTGGAATCAGCCGTCCGTCCTCATGGTGCCTCCGGCACTGGAGATCTCCGCGATGAACGTGCTCAACGCGGTTGCCATCGAGTATGGTGCCAGCACGGACACCCAGCGCATGCAGGTGGCCAACTGGCTCCAAGGACCAAGCTCTCGCTGGTGGTCAACCACTACCTGCCGATCATCGACACCACCAAGGGTGCCACTGCCTGGTACCTCTTCGCAAGCCCGAACGAGGGACGCGGAGCGGTCGAGGTTGGCTTCCTGCGCGGCCACGAGGATCCGGAAGTCTTCATGAAGGCTCCGGACGCCATCAAGGTCGGCGGTGGCGCGGATGTATTCGCTGGTTCGTTCGCCACGGACGACATCGAGTACAAGGTCCGGCACGTCATCGGTGGTACCACGCTCGACTACCGTTACGCGCTCGCTTCCGAGGGCGACGGCCAGGCGTAGNTCTGACNGGCTAGGGCAGGGGTCAACATGAGCTTCACTTACGACCTGACAAACGCAGTGGGGAAAGTGCGCCTGCTGATTCCGGACCGGACTCAGACTGATGCGTTCTTCACGGACGAGGAAATCCAGTCGCTTCTGGATATGGAAGAGCAAGACACTTTCCTCGCTGCGGCCCTGGCTTTGGACACCATCGCGAGCGACGAAACGATGGTACTCAAGGTCATCACCATGTTGGATCTCTCTACTAACGGGCCTGCAGTCGCGAAATCGCTTCGTGAACGGGCAGACTCTCTACGGTCCAGGGTGTATGATGGCGACTGCAGTATCGCGATCGCGTCGATGGCTGTGAATGAGCAAGCCACGATGGATATCCTGATCAAGGATGTGCTAGGGTGACGCGGAGTCTGCTACACCCACGCATGCTGGCCAAGTTGGACGTGTTCTTCGATAGGACATGTACGATCCAGTATGACGCGGGTTCCACAACGGATGGGTACGGCGAGCCTGCCAAATCCTGGACTGATG